CGGGGAGCGGTTATTTATTGCTTCGCACCCCAAGGAGGTGACCAGATGATGATGATGATGATGATGATTAAAGCGGCGTGGAATCCAACACTTCATCAATTAATTTGGAAAAAAAACAATCATGTTCTTGGGCGTGTTGATTATGCTTATATCCATGAACCAATCTTGTATACATGGAAGGAGAGTGGCCACCACTTTTATGGTGATTTTCAAACATCTGTTTTGGAGTTTCCAAGGCCACAGAGTTCTAAACTGCACCCAACAATGAAGCCTATAGCACTTCTATCAAAACTAATCACGAATAGTTCAAAGTCAGAAGATATGGTCATCGACCTCTTCCTTGGCTCTGGCTCTACCCTCATAGCTGCAGAAAAGACAGGAAGGATATGTTATGGAATGGAATTAGACACTAAGTATATTGACGTAATAATAAAAAGGTGGGAAGATTATACTGGAAAGAAAGCAATTAAACTTTAGAATGGGGAAAGACGCTAAAAACGAGGGCAAAACGTGGACTGATCCAGTGACGGGAAAGTTCGCTAAAGGCAATCCTGGCGGTGGTAGACCATCGGGATCCTTAGATTTTAGAACGAAGTGGTATAATTTAATTGATAAGTTGGCGAAACAAAATAATGTCGATCCGCTAGAGGTCGAGCAGCAACTATTGCTTGTAGGTTATAGGAAAGCCAAGGAGGGCGATTATTCCTTCTATCGTGATATCATGGACAGGGTATATGGCAAGCCGGTGCAACATTCGGAGATAAGTGGTAAGGATGGCCAACCTATTGTTTTTATACCTACGGAAATGATTGATAAGTATAAGCTAGATAATGCAGCTCACGCCGACACAGAGCCAAGTAGCCAAGGACAACCACCGCTTCCGAGTAATTGATGCGGGTAGACGATGGGGAAAAACCACTCTCATTGCATGGGATATGTTTTCTATCGCATTAGCTAATGATGATGCAAGGGTACCGTACTATGCCCCTACTAGAGATGATGCCAGAGATATTATGTGGGGTATGTTAAAGAAAATAGCCGAGCCCCTGATTATTGAAACCAATGAAGGAAGGTTAGAAATAATCATTAGAAATAAGTTAGGAGGTACATCTCAGCTACTTCTATACGGCTGGGAAGCTGTCCAGGAACGTGGCAAGGGTGTAGGTGTCAAAAATAATCATATATTCCTAGATGAGGTTTCAAAGTATAAGAACTTCTGGCGAGGTTGGCAGGAAATTTTACGTCCGACATTGACTGACTTACAGGGTGGAGCCACCTTTATTTCAACACCGAATGGATTTAATCATTTTTATGATCTGTATAATCTGGAGATCAAGGACAAGGATTATAAAAGTTTTCACTTTACCAGCTTTGATAATCCCCATTTACCGATAGACGAACTAAAAAAAGCCAAAGAGGAACTGACAGAGGATAGATTCGCTCAAGAGTATATGGCTGACTTCCGAAAGCAGGAGGGCTTGGTATATAAAGAGTTTGATCGAGACAGACACTTATTTAGTGAGGATCCAAAAAACTTTGTTGAGTATATCGCCGGAGTGGACTTTGGCTTTAATAATCCAGCTGCCGTGGTGCATATTAAAGTGGATAAGGATAATAATTATTATGTGGTTGATGAGTGGTATGAGACAGGGAGAGTTGAAGAGCAGATCGCTGAATATATACAATCTTGTAAGTTTAATCGTGTCTATCCTGACCCTGAAAATTCCTCAGCGATTGAGTTATTGAATAGGAAGGGTGTCAATGTTGTGGACGTGGCCAAGGGTAAAGGCTCCGTTAAAAGCGGCATTGATCATGTACGCAGTCTATTTAAAAGTAATCGGCTGAAAATAAGTAATAAATGCCTCAATCTAATCTCAGAACTAGAAAGTTACGCCTATCCTGAGCCTAAGTCAGGACAGCCTGAGCCTGAGAACCCGATTAAAGATAGAGACCATGCCCTAGACGGACTCAGATATTGCTTGATGACTCACAAGCCAGAGGATAAATTTGATTATGACGCCTTTTCTAAGCAAGAATTAGGCAAAAAAGAAGTGCTCTATAGTGAAATTGGCGTTTAAACTCACGGAATGATAGAATAAACATTGCATATTATGAAGATTCAAAACCATTTTCTTTATAATTATGCTCAATAAACAGATCAGGGATGCGATAGTCGCACAATGTAAAGACGAAATAACCTTTTCCAGGAATACTAGGCGGCCAAAATTGAATGGCTGGCACTTAAATGAAGAAATGTATTACTCCAAACGGGCTAATCTTGAGGGTGAGAGGGCCAATGTTAACTTAAATGAGGCGCAATCTTTCGTGATGACCTTCCTATCAAAGATTAATTCGCCCTTTAATTTCCGTTTTGAAAAAGGAGAGGAAGCAGATTTGAAAGCCGCTAAAGTTGCCAATGCTTTAAAAGATAGAGATGCAAAGCTGGGCCATTGGGACTTTAAGGCTATGCTGGCCAGGATTCAATTGATCATCTATGGCCGCTATATTTTTGAGTATCATGCTGACTCAATTAAGGGAGATTATCAGAGCCATCTAAACAATGTTGATGTTTACCAATATCTTAATGATCCTGCTTGCGGCGGCTTAGATATAGAAACGGCTTTTTATATGGGAAGAGGTGGTATAATCAAGAGTAAGAATGATATTAAAGATGGTATAAAAACAGGTAGATATTTACGGACAGAAGGCAATGAATTAATTGCTGGTAGTGGCAATCTAACGTCAGAGACTCAAGAAGACTTTGACTCCTCCAATCGCTGGATATCTATGGCAACTGGCAAAAAAGTACACGAGCGTCCTGATCAATGGCGATTCTGGGAATGGTTTACAACCTATGAGGGTGATCGATATTATCTGCTAATCACTGATGATGGCGGAAAGGCTATTAAGATTGAAAAGCTAGAAGACATATTCGCCACCGATAAATGGCCATTTTTCTCTGTAGCCGCTTATCCTGATTTAACCGAGTTCTGGACACCTAGCCCCCTAGATGGTGTTAGAGAAGCTATCATGGGCAAAGCAACGTCAATCAACCAGATGATAGATAATGGCGAGGCAATAAATAGGCCAATGAAAGCTTTTGACGTTGACGCCATTAAGAATCCCTTGCTGCTCAAATTCCGTAAAGATGGCTTGATTCCAGTTAAAGGTGGTATAGATATAAATAGAGCCGTGCAGATATTGGAGGTTAAACCAATTACTACAGCTGCTTTTGTCTACGACAAATTAGATGGGATCATCAACACTCAATCTGGTGTAACTGCTGCTGCTAGGGGACAGGCTGACGAGAAAACTTTAGGTATATATAGAGGCAATCAAGCCAATGCTGCTGATCGTTTTGCTCTCATTAGTGACTCGGAGGGTGAAGGCCAACACCGCTTTGCCGTGCTTTATCTTGATGGTTTAGAGGAACATCTGACTAATAAGATAGCAGTTCAGATGATAGGCATAGACGGTGTGGAGTATAAGGATGTGAACCGCAAAGACCTGAAGCGTAATAAAGAACTGGACATTGCCGTTGTTTCAACTGGTACAGAGGAGACAATGCAACTAGCCCAAAAGCGGGATAAGCTCGCCTTCTTGCAATCTAAAAAAGGTGATCAAAATTTCAATCAACAAGTTTTAGGAGAATTTGAGGCTGATATTGCTGGATTCACGGTTGACGAACGCAAGCGAATGTTGGATGTAAAAGACTATGGTACTGCTGAGGTATTAAGTGAAGCTGCTAGGGATATTCAAAGAATCATTGGCGGGGAGGAAGTTAAACCCAATGAGATAGCCAATACCGCCTATCAACAGAAGATCTTGGACTTCTTGCGTGATCAGAAAGAGAATCTGAAACCTGCTATATCTGATAAATTGTTTGCCTATATTGAAGCTTTAGAGCCTATTGTTATGCGTAATATGGGCCGCAAAGTCAATGAAACCCTGGCAAAAGAAGGTGTTCAATCTATGGAAGGTTTAGGCATGGCTTCCCCTGGGGAGAGTGGACAAATGGCAACGCCTACACCTGGTACTGCTGGACAGACACCTGATCTAGCTAGTATGATGAGAGTATAATATTAATTAT